TGGGCACCGTGGCGTAGGGCGTGACGGGCTTGTACTGGTTGACCAGCGCGTCGTACTCGGCCGCCGAGAGCTCGCCATCGATGAGCTTATTGGCCGCCTTTTTCAGCTCGGTTGTGCGCTGGGCCACGTCCTTGTAGTTCATGTCGATGCGGTTGGCGACGGGCTTGGCGACCTTCTTGACTAGACTGCCGCCGGCCATGTGCACGGCACCGCCCCTGCTGTAGTCGCGCATTGCGCGCACCAAGTCATCATGTGTGGTCTCTGTCTTGCCGATCTTGTCCCAGACCGCGTGGTGCCCAAGGTGCTGGTAGAAGGGGTCGAGGCTGGGATCAAGCCCCAGCGCCATCGCCTCTTGGCGTGCGCTCAGGCGGTCGACGAGCTCGCGCCCGCCCGTACCGCCCCCGCGGTTTTGAATTGAGCCCAGTCCGACTGGGGGCGTGGTGCCGTGCAGGTTGAGCTGGCGCGCGTCCAGCGTGGGCACGTCGCCCCGGCCGAGCAGCGAGCCAACGAAGCCCGACTTGGCGGCCGCGATGCCGCGCAGTTGGTCGGTGTAGTCGCGCCAGTCGCCGAGCGCGCCTGTCACGCGGGTATTGAGGTCGGTGGCCATGTCGGGCAGGTTCTGCGCCGCCCACTCCATCTTGGCCACCTGATCATTCTGCTTACCAAAGGGCGCGAACGCCGCTTGGATCTCCTTGAGCGCCTTTGAGTCGAGCTCGCCGCGCTCGGCCATGTCGAGGTAGCGCTGCCCTAATGGCGAGCCCAGCCACTTGGCAAACGCACCCTCGGGGCGCACTTCGCCCCCGGTGTCGGGCAACTTTAAGCCGCGCTTGGTCGCCGTCGCGTGCGACAGGCCACCGCGCCCGATCGACGACTGCGTGATGGTGTAGGCCTTGATGAGGTCGCGGGCGTTAAGGTCGCCGGCCTCGGCCCGCTTGAGCTGGTCGGCCATGAAGCCGCCGTAGCCGCCCTGAATGTAGTCGGGCACTTCCTTGAGCTTGAGCTCCTTGTCGACGTCCGCAAGCGCCCGCCACTTCCAGTCCTCCACCTTCGTGGTGATCGGATCGATAAATCCCTTGACTGCTCGTTTGATACGGCTCATGGATTACCTATGCTGCATAGGGGTTGTCGCGCTTGGGGCGGTCGTCGGCGTAGTATAAGTCAGGGTCGGCGACCGGGTCAATGTTCACGAAGCCCATGTCGCGCAGCACCCTGAGCGCCTGACTGAGCGCGTCGACGTAGTCGTCGTGGCGGCTGTCGGGGAAGCTGCAGACCTGACTCAGGAACGCGTCGCACCAGTCGCGCGCGCAGCCGGGGTTGACCGTCGACTCGGGCAGGTAGACGCGGCCGCGCGCGATCAGCGGGCTCACGATGTTTAAGCGCATGGTTTTGTCGGCGTTGCCCGGGTTGTAGCTGCGCACGGGCAGCCCGGCGCGCTGTAAGTCCTGCAGCAGCACGATGCCGGCCGACTTGTCCTCGATCAGGATGAGGTCGACCTTCTTGCCGTTGCCGAACTCATTCTCGTCGCCGTAGATCTCCTCGCTCTCCGAGATCACCTTAGGGCGCAGCTCGGGGTACTGGATGCGCTCGCTCCAGCAGTCGATCAGCATGACGCTCATGCCCTTGTCCTCGCTGGGCTTGAACACGCCAAGCACGACACATGCCGTGGGGTCGGCGGCCGTGCGGGTGCTGGTCGCGCAGTCGTATGACTGGACCACGTACTCAAACTGGGGCAGGGGCTTCTCTGCACCCCAGAGCTTGAACCACGCGCGCTTGACGATACCGGTGTCCTCGCTCGAGAGGATCGAGGCGTGAATCTCTTGGTCGCCTAACCGTGTGCCCTCGTACTGCAGGATCTGGTCGCGAAAGCTGGGGGCGAGGTTGTCAAGGTTGGCGTAGGTCGACGCGGTGGTCAGGTACACGTCCTCGCCGTCGCGGTCGGCCAGCGCGCTGATCAGGTCCTTAGGCCGCGGCGTGGTCGAGGCGATGATGGTCGTGCGCTTACCCAGCCGCACGCCGAACTGGATCTGATCCCACGCGTCGTCAAGGTACTCCCACGCGGCCAGCTCGTCGAGCCACGCGCCGTGGAACTGCGGGCCGCGGAACCGCTCGGGCTCGGATGCGGGTATACCCTTGATTAGGCTGCCGTTGGTTAAAACGATCTCAGAGAGGCTCTTGTTGTAGTCGGCCAGCAGCACCTTGGGCATCACGTTTAAAATGCCGCTATCGCCCTCAAAGCAGGTCGCACGCACGTCACCCGACGTGGGGGCGGATACCAGCCAGCGCGTGTTAGGTTGGGTCCACGCCCACCACCAGACCTGCTCGGCCGCGGTGCGCGTCTTGCCAGCGCCGCGCCCAGCCAGCAGCAGCCAGATCGACCACCAGTCGCCGGCCGGCAGGATCTGGTGCGCGTGCGCCTTCTTAAGCCACGCGACGCGGGCCTCAAAGGCCGCGCGGTGTTCGGGTGGGTACGCGGCGTACTCGCGCTGAAACGCGGGGTCGAGCAGCCTCTTGGCCAGACTACTTGCCATCTTGGCGCTCGGTCTGCAGGCCGTCGGCCAGCGAGATGAGCGTCTCGGGGGTAAATGCCAGCGTGAGCGGGTTCTCGGCCTCGCCGACCAGCACTTGGCGATCGCCGTAGCGCTTGGGGCACCAGCTCTTGAGCAAGCGCAATCTGAGCTCGACGCGATTCTTCTGCCACTGGACGAACGCGCTGTCACGCCGCCCGCCCCCTTCGCCGGTGATCCGCTCGGGTTCCTCGTCGATGATTCTGATGGTGTCCTCAGCCAAAACGTCGAACCCTGCGTCTCTCGCGCGCGCGTACATTTCTCCGAACTCGGGCAGGTCGGTAATCCAGTGCTGCACGGTAGAGCGCTTTGGCATGTTTGGTGACTGCAAGATGCTCACCAACGTCTCGCCCATCGACAAGCGCTCGCAGATGTGAGCCGCGAGCTCTTGCGTATACAGACTCCCCGATCCCTTAGGCCTTCCCATAGCTAACCCCCCGTTATTCTCGCGATTTTATACCACTGTTGTATTTTTGCATTAGGGTTTCCGATAATAAAATAAATGTTTACATTGTCAACAAATGGGCTCATACTGAACGCAGTACCAGCAAACAACACGACAAACACGGAGCTACAAATGAACGCAAATATGAAACGCTACGAAGACTTAGTAGAACAAGCCGCAAAGATCGGCAGCTATGAGAATCGCCACGCTGTTGAAAACATTTTAGGCGAAGCAGCTGAGAACGCAGGCGCGACCGTTAACCTTGAAAAGGCGCGCCCTGTTAGCGATTGGGAAAGCATATTTATCGGTAGCGTCGAAGGTCTTTTGTGCACCGGTGAGTACAACAAAACTGTTTGCAAGTGGTTTGCCACCCGCGGTATCACATTTTAAATCACACACGGAAGACACCATGACCTACGAAAAAGCCCTTAAAGATTTTGAAAAAATTTCACACGTTACTTACTTCGAGCCAATCGAGCATACAGAAATTCAGGACCTTTGCTACCTCTGCTTACACGAGCTTGATCTTGTTGCTGAGGGTGAGTTTTGGCACCCCATTGCGTTGCGTAGAAAATTACTGGCCTTCTGCAAAAAATGGGGCTACTACGCCGAGGAAGCACAACGAGAATTTGATATTGGTAAGAATGCACGTAAGTGCGATGCGTATTCAGACTAATCACCCCGGGCCCTTCGGGGCCCACCACACACGGAGTCACACCATGAAACCGATCAAAGTCAGCGAAGCAAACTTACCTAAAATTCAGGCCCTGTTGGACGCCGCAAACGGGCGCGCAACCGAGCACGTACTAACTGCAGCTTGGGCAATCCCTGAGATCACCATGTTTTTTGAATCTGAACTTGGTAAGTTGTTACCCAACAAAAAACTTTTTGAAGGTGCGCGCGCTGCGTATCGCAGTGGGCAGGCCTTACCCAACGCCTACAAATTCTCACGCCTTGTGACCTACATTGAGTTTGGGCGCACCGCCACTGGCTGGTACATCACTGTGCTTGAGGCGCGTCACGAGTACCGCCAAGCTTTCAAGCCCCGGCTCACGCTTACTGCAGAGCAAGACGCGGCCGCGATAGCCAAGTTTAAGTCGTACTCATACAACGTAGTTGACAATGTTAAGTAAGCCGCTTTATACTGAAACCTCTCTACCTAACCACACGGAAAACACCATGAACATCAAAATGTCAGCACCAACAGCCTTTCGCTCACGTAACCCACTGGACAACGCAACGATCGCGCACTACGCGCCTTCTGTGTTCGCTCAGGAAGCCCACGACAGCCGCGGTGAGCGCTACGCCTTCATCCCAACGAGCGACGTGCTCGAGGGCCTGCGCGCCGAGGGCTTTGAGCCCTACGAGGTTCGCCAGACTCGCGTGCGTGATCTCAACAAGCGCGAACACACCAAGCACCTGCTGCGCCTGCGTCACCCCACGGCGCTCAAGAACGACGAAGGCCACGGTGAGATCATCCTGCTGAACTCGCACGACGGCACGAGCTCGTTCCAGCTCATGTCGGGCTTCTTTCGGATGGTGTGCGCCAACGGCATCATCGCCGGCGACGTGGCCGCGGACTGCCGCGTGCGTCACACCGGCCGCGTAGTTGACGACGTGGTGGACGCGTCCTACCGCGTGATTGACGAGCTCAACAATGTTGGCGCGCGTATCGAGAACTACAAGGCCGTCGCGATGGATCGCCCCCACCAAGAGCTCTTTGCTCGTGCCGCGTTGGCCTTGCGCTACGACGACGGTGCCGCACCCATCACCTCGGAGCGCCTGCTCACCCTGCGCCGCTGGGATGACAACAAGGACAACCTCTGGACGACGTTCAATCGTGTGCAGGAGAACATGATCAAGGGCGGCGTGCAGGGTCGCACAGCTAACGGTCGCAACATGTCAACGCGTGCCGTGGGCGGCGTGACCGAGAACGTCAAGCTCAACAAGGCGCTCTGGACCTTGGCCGACGAATACGCCAAGCTTGCGGCATAAAAACAACAGGGGGTTCGCCCCTTGTTGCACCCGATAACTTTACAATGTAAACTGTAGTTTCAGTACCTCAACACGACAAACACGGAGCTTCAAATGAACACAAACCAACACCCCGCCGACCAGCTCGGCATGTTATTGGCTCAGGTCGCTGAGCTCACCAAGCAAGCCGACGCCATCAAGGCCCAGCTCAAAGACGTCGCCACCGATGGCGGCCCTACCGTCTTTGAGGGCACGTTCTTCAAGTCCACCTTCGTCGAAGCTAACCGTAACGTGGTCGACCACAAGGCGATGATCTCCGACTTAGGTTTGACCGAGGATTACCTCGCGAAGTTCACCTCGGTGACCGCAGTCTTCTCGATCAAGACCACCTCACGCTAACCTCACCAGCCCCTCCGGGGGCTTTAGGATTTTTATGAACTACGAGCAACTGATCGCGTCGTACCCCGATGACCTCGCCAAGCACGCAGTGTGCACGGGCTGGAACGCGGCCAACACCACCATGCTCAACGCGATCATGGACCAGATCACCGTCGCCACCGAGGCCGGTAACTACTCGACCGCCTCGACGCTTTTCAAACTGCTTGACGACCTGAAGGCGACCCTCGCCATCAAGCGGGTCTAACCATCGCGCGCAAGAGCTCGACCTGCGTCGTGCTCTTCTCCCCCAGCCGCGCCAACACCACCTCGTCACTCGTGCCAGCCACGATGAGGTGGTGAATAAAAACCGGCCTTGTCTGACCCTGCCGGTGCAACCTCCCGCAAGCCTGAATGTACTGCCCAAGGCTTGCCGGCAACGTAAACCACACCGCGATGCTTCCGCCGTGCTGCAGGTTCAAGCCCGCCCCGCACGAGTCAGGGTGCGCCAAGGCGACCTTTTGCAGGCCGGCGTTCCACCTGTCAACGTCCAGCAGCTCGGCACCCGTGGCGGCCTGTATACGCTCGATCTCGTGGCGGTAGCCGTAGAACACCAGCACCGGGTTGCCGTTGGCACCCTCGATCACGTCCTGCAGGCCGGCAAGCTTCACGTTGGAGAACACGTGCACGTCTTTGTCCTCGTCGTAGATCGCGCCGCCCGAGAGCTGGTGCAGCTTGCCCCAGAGCACCGCGGCGTTGGCCGCCGTGATCGGCTCACCGTTTGCAATCGGCAAGAGCGCGTCGCGCCTGAGCTGCTCGTAGACCCTGAGCTCGCCGGGCAGCATCTCAACGACCGTGTTGCTGTTGATGCGCTCAGGCATGTCCAAGTAGTCCTCAGCCCGCATGGCCACCGTGATGTCCTTGACCCTTGCGTGTATCTCCTTCTCGGCGTTGGGTCGCGGTTCGAGGTTCCAGCCCATGTAGTCGCCAACAAAAAACGCGTTGGTGTAGCCCGTGTAGGTCCTACCCAGCCTCTCGCCCCGGTCAGCCAGATAGCACTGGCTCCAGAGCCCCAGCAAGCCCTCTGAGGCCGGTGTGGCACTCAGGAGTATCACCCGGTCAAATTTAACGCGCCTAAGGGCCTTAAAACGCTCCGTGGACGGGCTCTTGAACCCCTGACTCTCGTCCACCACCAAAACATTGAACGGCCAGCGGTCCTTGAGCTCGTCCACCAGCCACTTCACGTTGTCTCGCCCGATCACCTTGACCGCGCACGGTGTCCTAAGTGCACGTCGCCGCTGCGCTGGGTTGCCCTTAATCACCAGCATCGGCATCTTGGGTGCCCACAGGTCGCGTTCGGCCTCCCACACGTGCTCAGAAACACGCTTAGGAGCCACGATCAGCACTTGGACGTACTCACCCCTTGCCTTCATCATCCGAAGCGCCTGCAGGGTCGCTGCGGTCTTGCCCAGCCCCACCTCCGACCAGCACATCGCCCCGCGATGCTCGACCATGTGCTCGGCCATCCTCAACTGGTAATCGTGCAATTTCATCTAAGAATCCTTTAACCTCATCATGCCCATACAGAACCCGGACATCAAACCCCAAGTCACCCAAAACTTTAAGCCGGTACCTTTGCAACTCACTAAGTTTTCCTGTGCCTGTCTTGAGCTCGATGAACGTCACCCGCCCGCCCGGCATCAAAACCAAGCGATCAGGCCACCCCGCCGAGGCCGGGCTGACGAACTTAACCGCCAGCCCACCAAGCCGCTTTATGCCCACCACCAACCGCCTTTCTACGTCCTTTTCCATGTCACCCATGACACTATGACCAGCTTTGCTAACTCTATATAGGAAGTATGTAGTGTGTTACCAACTACCATCACAGTTACCCTATATAAAATATATATAAATATAGTGACATAGTGACATACTTCCCTATGATGACACCCCCATGTCACTACCCCCCTCACATGTCACCATATAGTGACATGCAAGCACCTTTTTAACCACTTTTTACACCGCATGTCACCATGTCACCCCTATAGTGACATACGCCAACAGTTTTTAGCCATGTCACCATACCTCGCCCCCAACGTCCACAACACCCATCGCCTTGCTCAGCGGAACCGCCAGATAACGGCCAGTTGACAGCCGTTTTTTGAGCCCACCGTTCAACTTCAGCACCGCCGC